GAGACAGGTGTATTTGACCGGTGCAGAAGTCAGTGAAGGTCAAGGTGTGGCGGAAGGCTCACTAAACGAACTCAGTAAAGATACTTTAAAATCTTATGCTAAAAAAGCAGTTCCTGATATGCAAGCAAGTCAAAAGAGGTCAGAAATTGAGGCAGGAAAAGCAGCATCAACAAAGGACGACAAAACTGCTAAAACGCATTACGATGCTGCAAAACAAGCCAGAGACAGAACAGAAAAAAGAATGGCCGGAATAAGTGGTGCTATTAAAAGAGTTACTAATCAAGGTGTGGCGGAAGCTGTGGAAGATCGAACCAGCTATCAAGTTGCCAAGGCATTATTTGACCACGGTATCAAATATAATCCAGCAAGAGAAAATGATTTGATCAAAGCAATCGGCATGGTGTTGGTCAAAGAGTTAAACATGAGTCCTCGAATGGCTCGAAGCGTGATGAACGACGAAGACTTCCTAGGTGACACCCTGGGCGAGTTGAGACACATGGAGTCAGGCATGGCGGAAGGCTCCTTAAACGAGTTAAGCGTCAATACTCTGTCAGATTATGGCAAGAGAGCCGAGAAGTCAAATGATAAAAAACTGAACAAAGCCGCGGATCACACAAAAAAAGCAACTGATTTGTATGCCAAGGGCACTGCTTCTGCTGTGGACAAGTCGTTTGACCATGAGGATCAAGCAAATAAGTTGCACAAACAAGTTACAAAGCGTGATGCTGGCATGGATCGGGCCGCGGCCAAGTTAGGCAACAAATTTAAAAAAGGTGTGGCGACCGAAGACGCATCCTGGGGTATGGCAGAAAGCTCACAGCGAGTTGATTCACTTGTGACTGACGCACTAAAAATAATGCAGGGCGCAACAATGAATGATGCTGTGGCTGCACTAAAGACTGTGCTGGGCAATAGAGAATACAATGACCGTCGTGGTCATTATAGTTTCTATGTTCGGCAACTGATGGACATGTATGGCCAGCAAGGTGTAGCAGAAAGCAAACTAAACGAATTTCTTGACCCACAAGCTGTGGCACAAGATCCAGGATTGGAACGAGAACCCACAGCTGATGTTGTAATCTTTGGCCGTATGCCCCAAGACTTCACATTCGACAAGGTAGTACAAGCACTGGAAGCTGTGTTGCCCAGAGAATATCCGCCTGGGTCATCCCCCACCCAACAAGGCATGCCTGACAGCCCGGCTGAACTTAAAGGGTTGGAAATTGCAAAAAATAGTGGCGCTGTGGTCACCACCAAGCCTCTGAGCACGGCACAGAAAGTGGTTAAAGAATTCCAGGCACGTGGTATCAAGTGCAAACTAATTGCCAAGCCCGGTATGAACGAAGGCAAGGCAGATTATAATTTTGATATTGAAGACCTAAAACGTCTTGAAACAATACGAGATCTTTCCACGTTGAAAACACAGGCCCTGGCATTGATCAGCAAGCCCAGTGCCAAGCCAATGAAACCAGAAAAGGTTGAATGGTTTAAAAACGCACTAGAAAGAATGAACAGCCCTTTAAAAGTAATCAAACTCATGTATGATTTATTACTGAGTGGCGAAGGAAATGCTGTAGTTGGTTCTAGATCGTCAATGAACCCCAACAGTTATCGTCAGCGATTCAGCGAACAAGGTATGGCAGAAGCCGATGTAGACAGCGACGGATTAAAGGGTAAGCAAGGCGAGGCAGCAGGTTCTTTGACCGAAGATCTACAAGCAGACGATGGTGAATACTACAGCAACTCAGACAAATTCTTTGGTCAATTCGAAATCAATGACATTGATTTCGAAGAAACAAGTCCAGATGGCATGGAACTTCGTGGGTACATTGACGGTGTCAATGTGATGGCTTGGCGATTCAAGAGTGCTAAAAAAGTTGGCGGCTGGGGCATTTATGATGACAGTGCCTTGAGTCAACAAGGTGTAACAGAAGCCGAAGTAGATAGTGACGGACACTCTGTTGATCATGCCGACTCTGGGGAATACGATTACGAAGGCGATCAAGCCAAGGACCAACTAAACACTATTGTACGTGCGGCACAGCGACTCAACGGTATGTTGGATGACAACGAAAACATGCCAGAGTGGGTTCAAATGAAGATCACCAATGCCGCTGACTACATTGACACAGCCGCTGACTACATTGAATCCAATCAAGAACCTGAACTGGCTGAAGGTGACAAAATTGGCAACATGGATGCCGACAAGTTTGACGCGGCCATAGCACGCCTCAAACAGCTGGCCGGTGCAGGTCCATTGAAGACTGTGTATGATCCTACTAAACGTGTGTATCGAAACGTTCCAACCGCGGTGCAACCTCGAAAATGAACCCAACCGAACCGTTAGAAGAACCTGCACCAAATCCCAACGATTATCCGGTGTACCCCGAAGATGACGGATACGATCGTTTCCGCAACCCTTACTCACCAGTGTAATGCTGCTCAGTGACTTTAGAATTCAAAACTTTGATAAACTAGATCGTATTCTAGTGGATCTGTGTGATCTGCTGATGCAGGCCAAACAACAGGACAGCGAATACTTTGGCATGGTGGCTGCTGCTGTGCTGGACCCTGACAATCGCTGTGTGGCCGCTGTGAACTATCCCGACGATGCGGGTCTGCGTGTACATGCCGAACGTGCAGCCATAGATGCATATCAAGCACAGTACGGTGACATACCACAAGGCAGCATCATCATCACTACACTGAGCCCTTGCACTGAAGACATGGCCGAACGTCATGGTACCAGCTGTACAGATCTAATCAACAGTTCCGGTGTACACAAGGTCTATGCCGGTTACGCTGATCCGTCGCAGGATGAAACACGCAAGCAATTTCATTTGAAGATCACCACAAACCAACGTATTCGACAGTTGTGCAAACAGTTTGCTGACACATTCTTAAAAGACAAACTGGACGAACTGAGTTTCTTGGGATCACCATGTACCAAGGATTGTTCAGGACATCGTGCCGGCTATGAATGGTCAAAGCGCAAAGGCCTGCGGCAAGGTAATAGTCCATGGAGCCCCAGTTTCAACAAAGGTGCTGCCTTGGCAGTGGCTGGCAAATAATTTATGTTGTACTGTACAAAAGAACATCAAGAACACACTACCTTAGGACCAGTACTCGTTACTGACACAAGTGTGGGGCGGCTGCTGCCCCGGGACGGCTGGATTCGCTACCCAGAATCCTGGAAGTGAGCACTTATTAGGAGCTCAATCATATGAATCTCAATCAAGCTATCACTGCTGTAAATCAAAAGTTTCACTATCAAAGTGATCCTCGTAGCTTCTTCACTGACTACTGGTTTGTGATGCAGGACAAGGATGGTCAACTGCGTGGCGACTGTGATGACTACAGCGTCACAGTGCTGTGGTATCTGTGCAATGAAAATATCTGGACATTTATCTGGAACGTGCTGATTCTGCATCGCTATCGCCTGCACCGAGTAAAATCTACAGGTGGATGGCATGTGATTGGAGAAGCTGAAGGCCAATGGTTTGACAATTGGACCCGCAGAGCCTGCAGTCGTGATGAGTTATTTGCTCAAACTGGCCACGAATATCAGATGATGTACCTGTCACCGATCATTGCTTGGTTCTTGATCTGGGGCTATTTCCGTCGCTGATTGACCGATTCACTTTAAGTGATTTGCTCAAAAGTAAAAAAACACTTGCTTTTGAAGTTGTAAATCTGTATAATAACACTTTTACTGGAGATTTACATGAACGAAAAAACATTTAATGGTGATCAAAAGATCAAGCTCACACAGATTATCAATGAAGGCATGCAGGTCATGCACGAAATTGACACGTTGCAAGGCGGATTAACTGATACTATCAAAGCCATTGCTGAGGAATTGGAAATCAAACCCGGTATTCTCAAAAAAGCCATTCGTCTGGCACACAAGGCCGAATTTAGCAAGGAAAAGCAGGATCACGAAATTCTTGAAACAATTCTTGAAACCGTGGGCAAGACTTTGTAATGCTGATTGAGTTTGCGGCAAAACAGTTCACCGGGCAGTATTGCTTGTCGCCCTATGTCAGCATAGCCATTGACATCTACGGCAATGTTTCATTGTGCGGGTGTGTGGCCTGGCAACCCAGTACTATCGGCAATATATTTGAACAGCCTTTGGAACAGTTGTTGAGCAATGACCTAGCTCGAAAGATCCGCAACAGTATCAGCGACGGCAGCTACATCTATTGTAACGAACGCTCTTGTGGTATAATCAACAATCAACAATTAAATCAACAAGACACGTTACCGCACGAAGTACTGCCGCTGATTGCTGACAGTGGCCAGTATATCATGCCCAGTGAGATTGTGTTGGCAGGCGACTTGACCTGTAATCTCAGCTGCCCCAGTTGCCGAACAAAAGTAATTCGACTTGAAGATCAACAAAAGCAACGACAACAAGACCTTGGTCGTATCCTGAGTCAAAATTTATTTGGTGTCCCCACAACAAAAAATATCAATCTTACTATGAGCACATCAGGAGAGGTATTTGCCAGTGCATTTTTGTTGCAGTTTTTGAGTTCAATTGACACTGCAATGTTTCCGGGATTGAATCTAAAATTGCAAACCAATGGATTGCTGGCACCTCGCAATTGGTCACGCATGGGTGCAGCGGCTGACTGTGTCAAACAACTCACTGTGACGTTTGATGCAGCCAAACCTGACACCTATCACCAATTACGCCGTGGCGGTCAGTGGGAAGACTTGTTGGCCAGCCTGGAGTTTTTTAAAGAAAAGAAAAAAACCACAGGCATGCGTTTTCACACACGCATGGTGGTGCAACAATCTAACTGGCGTGAGATCAATGAATTTTATGATCTCAGCTGTAGCTATCAAGCCGATCGTGTAGAATATGTACGCATAACAGATTGGGGCACATATGGAACAGCTTTTGACCAGCATGACGTATTTAACACTGAGCATTCTGAATTATCACTTGCTCAGACCGAATTGGATATTGTAGCAACCCGCCCTCTTGTTTGGATCAGCGGGGACCTGCACCCTGCTAAATAATTGCACAGAGTCGCTCCCATAAGGGGCATGAATCACGGCTAACCGGCCATAAACGGAGTTTAATTTAAACATGTCATATATCGACGCCTTGTACGATCGCGAACGCGATAGGATCCATATTGTGGAACGCCGAGACGGTGTTCGCAAATATCAAGAGTACCCAGCCAACTATGTTTTTTATTACGATGACCCACGTGGTAAATTTCAAAGCATCTATGGTACGCCTGTAAGCCGCTTCAGCACACGCAACAACAAAGAATTTCGTAAAGAAGTTCGCATGCACTCCAGCAAGCAGGTGTATGAAAGCGACATCAACCCCATCTTCAGGTGCCTGGAAGAAAACTACAAAGACCAAGATGCTCCTCAACTGAACACAGCGTTCTTTGACATTGAAGTTGCTTTTGACAAGCAGCGTGGATTTTCACCGGTGACAGATCCGTTCAATCCAATCACTGCTATCTCTGTGTACTTGGATTGGTTGGATCAACTGGTGACCTTGGCAGTTCCGCCGCCACACCTGAGTTGGGAGACTGCACAGGATCTGGTCCGAGACTTTGAAAATACAATTTTGTTTGACAACGAACCCGACATGATCAAGATGTTTCTTGATCTCATCGATGATGCAGATGTGTTATCAGGTTGGAATTCAGAAGGCTATGATATTCCATACACTGTGAATCGTTGCACTCGTGTGTTGAGCAAGGACGATACTAGAAAATTCTGTCTCTGGGGACAACTGCCCAAGAAACGTGTGTTTGAGCGGTTTGGCGCAGAGAATGAAACCTACGACTTGGTAGGCCGTGTACACATGGACTACATGCAGTTGTATCGCAAGTACACTTACGAAGAACGACACAGCTACAGCCTAGATGCAATTGCCGAGCACGAATTGGGAGAAAGAAAAACACAGTTCGAGGGCACCCTGGATCAGTTGTACAATCAACACTTCAAAACATTTATTGAATACAACCGCCAAGACACTGCATTGTTGAACAGGCTGGACAAGAAACTGCGTTTTCTTGAACTGGCCAGTGAACTGGCACATGCCAACACTGTGTTGTTGCAGACAACCATGGGTGCTGTGGCAGTGACAGAACAGGCCATCATCAACGAAGCCCACGAACGTGGTATGGTGGTTCCAAATCGCCAGCAACGACTCACTGACGAAGACACACAGGCCGCAGGTGCATATGTTGCATATCCAAAAAAAGGTGTGCATGAATGGGTGGGCAGCGTGGACATCAACAGTTTGTATCCATCAGCTATTCGAGCCATGAACATGGGTCCAGAAACAATTGTAGGACAACTGCGTCAGACCATGACTGATCGATTGATCAAAGAGAACATGTCCAAGGGACAGAGTTTTGCAGCCGCATGGGAAGGCATATTTGCCAGTCTGGAATACACAGCCGTGATGGAACAACAGCGTGGCACAGAGATTACCATTGACTGGGAGAACGGCGAAGAAAGTGTGCATTCGGCTGCTGAAATCTGGAGCATCATGTTTGACAGCAATCATCCCTGGATTCTCACTGCCAATGGCACCATTCTCACATATGAGAAGAAGGGCATTATTCCTGGGTTGTTAGAGCGTTGGTATTCAGAGCGCAAAGACCTGCAGACCAAGAAAAAAGACGCCAAGGACGCCAAAGAAATTGCGTTCTGGGACAAGCGACAACTGGTCAAGAAAATTAACTTGAACAGCCTGTATGGTGCCATTCTCAATCCAGGCTGTAGATTCTTTGACAAGCGCATTGGCCAATCAACCACACTCACAGGTCGTAGCATTGCTCGGCACATGGATTCATTTATCAACGAGTGTATCACTGGCAAATACGATCACGTGGGCGAATCAGTGATTTACGGCGATACAGATTCCTGTTACTTCAGTGCGTGGCCTGTGCTGAAACAAGAAGTGCAAGAGGGACGCATGGAATGGTCAAAAGAAACCTGCATTGCATTGTATGACTCAATAGCCGACCAGGTCAATGAATCATTCCCGGGCTTTATGGAACAGGCATTCCATTGTCCAAGAGAAATGGGTGAGTTGATCAAATGCGGTCGAGAAATGGTTGCAGACCGCAGTTTGTTTATTACCAAAAAGCGTTATGCTGTAAACATCATTGACCTTGAAGGCAAACGACTGGATGTGAATGGTGCGATTGGCAAAACCAAAGCCACTGGACTTGACCTGAAACGTTCAGATACTCCCAAGGTTATTCAAGACTTTTTGTTAGAAATTCTAAATAAGTTACTGGGCGGTGCGGGCCGGGACGAGATTGTAGAACGTATTAGAGAATTCAAATATGAATTTTCCGAGCGGCCAGGCTGGGAAAAAGGCAGCCCCAAACGTGTCAACAACTTGACCAAGTATGCCGCAGAAGAAACAAGATTGGGCAAGGCCAATATGCCAGGACATGTACGTGCTGCCATAAACTGGAACAACTTGAGACGAATGAACAGTGACAACTACAGTATGCAAATTGTTGATGGCATGAAAACCATTGTGTGCAAGCTGAAATCAAATGCTCTGGGCTGGTCCAGTATCGGATATCCCACAGACGAACAGCGGTTACCAGCTTGGTTTAAAGAATTGCCGTTTGCTGACGCAGAGATGGAAGCCACTGTGGTTGATCAAAAGATTGACAACTTGCTGGGTGTAATGGATTGGGATTTGTCCAGTGCTACCAATACTGAAAATACTTTTCAGAATTTATTCGAATGGTGATCTATGAAACTGAGTGATCTAATTGCTTACCGCAGCCATTTGTTGAGCTTTGATGTAGAAGAAATACAGTACACTGCTCAACACAAATTGGCCAGCGTAACATATGCTGTGAAAAATAGTGTGATACAACCACGTGCATTCACACAGACTCTGCTGGAGGATCGAGAAAGAATTGTTGATGCATTTGATTATTTTAACTCCACTGTGACCGAGTTGATAAGAGAACTAGACTGCATGATTGAAATAGCCGAAAAATCATACTATGCTGAAAGCACTAGATTATACAATGAAGAAATGGCTCGATACAACAAACTCGACGACGCCACCAATCTTGCAGTGAATCAACATATTCTTGATCGTCGCATGCCCATGACTGACGAAGTGCAGCAAATGATCGCCAATCGTCTCAAAAGTTATGTTGACTGGAAATACGCTGGCTTGATCATTCGCCCTGGGCGTGAATTTTTTGTCAAGGATATGGTAGGACTCGACCCATTGTATCTTGTTGACTACGACAAAGAATTACTAAAACCGTCTGCGGTTGATTTTACAGAAGAATACCAGCGCAGACTGAGACTGTATGAGCAACATCCGCTGTCGACTCCGGTGTTAAAAACACTGCCAAAAAATCAATTTGGGCTATGCTTGGCATTTAACTTTTTTGAATTTACACCAATTGAAGTGCTGGAACAGTATTTGAAAAGCATTTTTAATAAGTTACGACCCGGTGGCACCCTGGCAATGACATTCAACGACTGTGACCGAGCACACTGTGTGGCATTGGTTGAAAAAACATTTTGTTTTTATACCCCAGGGCAACGAGTGTTAGCAATTGCAAAACAAATTGGATATCGGCAGATCTTTAGTTGGACCGATACCGGTAACCTCACCTGGTTAGAGTTACGCAAGCCAGGCAAGTTAGATAGCAATCGAGGCGGGCAAACTTTGGCAAAAATAATGCAGAAATAACTTAGAAATAGCTTGCAAAATCTAAATAACCCGTATACAATACACAACATAGGAGAATTAAACATGAGAGATCATTTATTAGACTTGGTAGGACACACGCTTGATCTGGGCGTGATTGACTTGGTAAAAATCACAGGCGATGACAAAGACACAGTCATTGCAGGACTAGCTGAAGATAGATCGGTAGTGGTTGAAGGCAAGTTTGCCAATCCAGTTGCAGATTTTATTGGCAATTTTGGCATGCCAAATTTGAGCAAACTAAAAATCTTGCTGAACATTCAAGAATATCGCGAAAACGCCAAGCTCGCCATCACACGACGTGCCACTGGCGAACCTGAAGGTATCAACTTTGAAAACGCAGCCGGAGACTTTAAAAACAGCTATCGTTTTATGGCCAGTGAAGTTGTCAATGACAAACTCAAGACTGTAAAATTCAAAGGTGTCAACTGGCACATTGAATTTGAACCCAGCAATGCCAGCATCATGCGATTGAAAATGATGGCACAGGCCAATGCAGAAGAAGTAAACTTCCAAGCAAAAACAGAAAACGGCAACTTGATGTTTTTCTTTGGCGATCACTCAACACATGCAGGCAACTTTGTGTTTCACCAGGGCACCAGTGGTCAACTCAAACGAGCATGGTCATGGCCCATCAAAACATTTATTTCCATCTTGGATCTAGCAGGCGACAAGGTTGTCAAGATCAGTGACGAAGGTGCGGCCATGATCACAGTGGATTCTGGATTGGCTGTTTACAACTACATTCTCCCAGCACAAAGCAAATAATGACCGAACCTGTTGTTCAAGATAACTTGACTGCCAAGCAGAATGACTATGCAGTATTCTTGCCTGCAATTTCAGGATTCTATGCCACATTTATAGGCAAGCAACGTGATCCGGTCAATGGTCCATATGTAGAGCCTGCACGTATGCCGCAGGGCATGCCGGACATGGAACAGATGAATTGGCTCAACAGTCAAAAGGGCCTGTTTCCATATCGTTGGAGCCTGTACTCCGGAGGTCATGCCAACTTGGATTTGACCAAACAAGACTGGTCAGAGGACATGGTTCGCAATCGTGAACCCGGCACACTAATCTTGGGTGACTCTGGTGGATTTCAGATTGCCAAGGGCCTGTGGGAAGGCGACTGGAAAGCCAACTCAGGTTGTCCCAAAGCCGAAAAGAAACGTTCGTCTGTACTAAAATGGTTAGACACTATTTCTGACTACGGCATGATCTTGGATATCCCAACCTGGGTAGTTGAGGATAAGAAAGCAGGAGCGGCCTGCCAAATTACTACATTGCAGGAAGCGGTTGACGCCACCAAGTACAACAATGAGTACTTTATGAAACATCGCAAGGGTGTCAAGAATGGCGGCGCTAAATTTTTAAACGTGTTACAAGGTGCTACACACGGAGACGCAGATCGCTGGTACGACATGATGAAGGAGTATTGTGATCCTGTAAAATATCCCAACACACACTTTAATGGGTGGTCAATGGGTGGTCAGAACATGTGCGATGTGCATTTGGTGTTGCGCCGTTTGGTGGCACTGCGTCATGATAACTTGTTGCAACAAGGTGTACATGATTGGATGCACTTCTTGGGCACAAGCAAGTTGGAATGGGCTGTGTTACTCACCGTGATTCAAAGGGCTGTTAGAAAGTATGTTAATCCAGACTTTACTATTTCCTTTGATTGTGCCAGCCCATTCCTCGCCACAGCAAACGGACAAGTGTACCACGAAATTGTGTTGCCACACGATGGCAAATGGAGTTACAGAATGAACCCCATTGTGGACGACAAAAAGTATGCCGCTGACACACGCCCGTTTAGCCAAGGTGTTGTGGCAGATGGTTTGATCGATACATTTGAAGACAGTCCTATCAGTCGGCATTTGCAAATGAAAGATATTTGCTACTACAAGCCTGGCGATCTAAATAAGATTGGCAAAGAAGGCAAGACCAGCTGGGACAGTTTCTCATATGCATTACTGATGGGCCATAATGTTTGGCTACACTTAGAATCAGTACAACGTGCCAATCGTGAGTTCGATGCTGGTAATAGGCCTCGAATGATGTGGGACGCTTGCGGTGACCATACCAAGTTCGAGGACATCATAGAAGCAATCTTTGCCACACCTGACCGTGCAGAAGCAGAAGCTATCATTGAAAAATACGATCGGTATTGGATGGACATTGTAGGCACACGCGGAAACAAAGGCAAAAAGGCCAAAAATGCAAAAAGCCAATTTAATAGTCTGTTCGAAACTGTTGACACCGATATCGAAGATAGTGTACAATCAAATGAAGAAGAGTTATCAACCGATAACTTAGATAAACTCGAGCAGGAACAATCTAAATGAATAGAGAAGGCCACGAAAACGTTAAGTTTTTTACAGGAGTGGAAGTAGAACATACTCCTGCTTATGGTAAGACTACATTATTTGTAGTTGGTGTTCAACCCACTGATGCAATTGCGTTGAACTTGAATGGGGCAGAACACATCTATTTTGGTGCCAACATGAGTTTTCCCAATTTGGGCATCAACGATGCCAACAGCTGGCGTGAATGGGAAGACATGATTCAATTCTTTCTAGACAAAGGATATCTATGCACACTGGATATTCCAGTTGCCTGTGTTGAAGGCCTATTAGAAGCTGCCTTGTGTGAGCATAACAATTTTATTCCAATGATTTCGGTAAAATTGCCCTATGTACGACAGCTGGGATATAATGCTACAATCAAACTGGATGACAAAGATTTTTCAGCAACCAACCCGGGTGTGTGGTGTCACAGCCTGCACAGTCTACAAAATAGACGTGCATTCACTCCGTGGTCTAAATACTCCGAGGATAAAAAAATATGAACCAACGTGAACAGGCCATGGCCGAACAAGCTATCAGAATTATGGACAATGCAGAACGTAAAATTTGGGTCACGTTCCGCAAAGAAGGTATTCACAAGTACCCAGCAGCCTTAGAAGACCCGCAACTAGCAACAGGAGATGAATATGATGTTTCGTTTTTGGGCTATCCTCATCGCCATATTTTTCATTTTAGGGTTTGGATTGACGTATTCCACAATGACCGAGATGTGGAGTTTATACAATTCAAACGCTGGCTTGAACGACTGTATCATAGCGACCAAGGTGTACTGTCGCTAGACTACAAGAGCTGTGAAATGATCAGTGACGACTTGTACACACAAATTGCTGCTCGGTATCCAGACCGTGCGGTATGGATTGAAGTGGCCGAAGATGGCGAGAACGGCGCTTTGATCAAATATGAACTTTCTCGACCCTCTCTTAGCATTAAAATTTAAAAGGAATTACCATGGGTAAGCAACATGTGGCATACAATAACCCCAAGGCACGGGCTGTGTTGAACGAGCTGGAACGCTTTTTAGAGTTCTGCTGTAACTTCGGTTATCGTTACAACGAAGCGGACCTGTATAACTTCAAAAGTTATGCATGGCAACAGTACAACAAGTACTCACAGGGCAAAAATGCTCGCGACATGTGGGCCGAGGACGCTCGTCGACTGAATAGAAATATCTAACATGATACACATCTTCTTTGATTGTGGATCTTTTGGTAGTACCATAGAATCAGTGTTGCGCAACTACACCGATCATAGCACACCAATTGATTCTAAAATTTTAGATGATGGGTCCATGCATTCCTTTCGCAAGGAACAACATGTGACTGATATTGAGACATTAGATAATTTTCTTCAACTGGACACTCCCAGCAATAAAATTATCACCACACCGACATATCCGTTTAAGGAATTTAAACTTCCTACAATACTTGATCATTTTTCTTTGATCGAATCTTGGAAGGATGACACAAAGATTTTAATATTCCAACCTGATCTACGTGCTTGTGAATTAAATTTATTGTTTAAATATCATAAAGTTTGTGTCAGTTATACAAATACAGGGCTAGGCATCATTGTTGGCGAAAATCAACACAATATTCTAAACTGGAACAAAGACTATACACATTGGACTCAGATGAGACCGTGGGAACTGAGAGAATGGTTGAGTATATTTTATCCGGGATTTGTTCAAGAGTTTATTGATTCCCAAAATCAAGTGGACGATAGCTGGTTAAAACTCACCAACATTGATGTCCTGTACAGCACCCAGGATTCGTTGCTTAAAATAATCGATCACTGCGGATTGACCAACACCAAAGATCTTACAGAATTTGTGGCCCAATGGCAACAAGCACAAAACTACATTGTGGATGAGTTTAATTTGTTAGACCGTATTGTTGATTGTGCTATCAATAATCAACCATTGGTTTGGAAACCCGTCAATATCATAGCAGAAGCCATTGTTCAACAACGACTACGAACAAAAGGTTATGAGATTCGCTGTGACGGGCTTGACATTTTTCCAACTGATGCTATAATGTTTAATACACTACTAGAGAAAGTAAATCAATGAGAAAACTATATTACATGGGCTTGGAAAGTTACGAAGCCCGTTATACCCTACAACTCACAGAGTGGAACCGACGTGTGTTTGATCGCCGCGGCCTTGATGTTGTGTATGTTCCCGGAACTACTATTGACAATAGTCAAGCTATTTCAGTAGGACAAGTGCTGGACGCACACGGACGCAGTTATTTCAGCATGAGTCAGATGATGAATCTGGTCCAGCTAATGAAGAACGGAGAAGTTACCCATGAAGATGTGGTCTATTTTGAAGACATGTTCCAACCTGGAATGGAAAGTCTACCTTACATCCTTGATCAAATTCCTGCTGATCAGCGTCCTCGTGTGTATGTGCGCTGTCTTGCTCAGTCCATTGATCCTGATGACTTCGTTCATGTATGGGGTATGGAGAAATGGATGGGCTTCTACGAACAAATGGTTAACGAGTTCGTGGACGGGGTTCTCGCCACAAACGAGGAGATGGTTGCTCATATGCGCATTGCTGGATGGCGTGCTCCTATCTATAATATTAGTGGTCTAGCATTTGGCAAGGCCGAAGTGTTGGAACGAATTGGCGGAGCAGAAAACATTCGACCGTTTGAGGATCGACCACGCCGTGTGGGCTTTGCCGCACGTTTTGATCAAGAAAAGCAGCCGGGCTTCTTTATGGATCTGATTGAGATGTATGGTTATCTGACCACAGAGCCGTGCGAGTTTGCTATCTATTCTGGTGGACCACTCAAGTCTAACAATCCCGAGTATGTGGCTCGTGCCAGAATGTACGAGCAGGAAGGCAAACTGAAAATCTACGACAACATCTCGAAGAACGAATACTATGCACACCTTAACAACACTCGTGTGCTGTTTAATTGTGCGTTGCAAGATTGGGTAAGTAATACAGTATCCGAAGCCGACACCTTAGGAAGCAATGTTTTGTATCCTGCTTACCGCAGTTTCCCTGAAACTTTTGCCAATGATCCTAACCGTCTCTACGTTCCTTGGAGCATAGATGATGCTTACCACAAGATGCAAAACTTGTTGCGTGAACCGCATCACAATATGGGCTTGATCTCAGACTGGAACAACGGAACCATTGATCGTGTTATTGATATTATAGAAGGTACGGGCGAGCAATGGAATCGTGCAGGCAATCGCTATCGTGATCATGTGGCACATGAAAAATATCAAGTGAGAAGAATAGAAGAATGACGCCTCGGGAACAAAGTTTCTGCTATCTCAAGCAGTATATTTGTGCTCAAACAACCGCTCCTTGGATTGCCAAAATGAACGACGTAGAAGATCGGGCTCGTTGTGCGTTACAGCACTTGGGTGGCATGG